CCCTAGATTTAAAAATAAGGCAAGGAATTTTTATAAAGATTGACCCGATCAATTGCCTTGTAAATCCAATCGTTTCTCTTTTGAACGAACACGGAAGGTTTGGGGGAATTTTCGTTGCCGATCATGATCACGAGCTGGTTGACGGGCAACCCTGTGCGCTCCTCAAACATGACGGCATACATAGAGGTCTGCAGGCAATAATCCTCGATCCACTCAAGCTTCTTGACGTTGTTGCTCGATTTGTAGTCGATGATCGAACGCTTGCCTTCGTAGTCAGCCACGAGGTCAACCCGACCGGCAACCCCTAGATATTCGGAGTAGAGCGGAGCCTCAACAGCCCGAATGTTGTTAACACGTTCTTGAAGGATGGGTCGCAGCTGAGAAAAGAGCTGAACGGAAACGGGCATCTCATCCCGTAGATTGTACGGTTGATTTAGGACCAGCTTCTCGCAAAGGTTATGCATAGCCGATCCACGATTGGCAGCACGCTGAGACTCAAACTCCGCAGCCTTTGCTCCTAGACGTTCTTTCCACTCGTTGAGATGAGTCTGGTCTTTTGTACGACCTAAAATAGTGGTAACGGAAGGCAACACCTTGCCATCGGGCGTAGTGTAGAACCTTCCGTTATCCGTAGTCACTGAGTCGAGCTCTTGGAACTCAATCAAATCGAGATCAAACATCACAAATCCTATTCAAACCTGACACTTCATTATAACCTACTAGAGAATTAAGTCAAGCTATATTCAACTCCGCAATGATGAATTCTTTGACGAATCCTGAGCGAACGATGTCTTGAACTTCGAACTCAATCTTTGATACAGATGGAATCCTGTCCATGATCTTCATGATAGACTTGAGTCCGGACTCTTCATTGTATCTAGCACTCGTCAGATCGTCCTGATTTACGTCTCCGCAAATAACGACCTTTGAGTTGTCACCAACACGAGTTAGAACAGTTTTTAATTCTTGGTATGAGAGGTTTTGCGCTTCATCGATAATGATAATTGCATCATCAATCGTGGTGCCGCGAAGGAACGAAGTTGACTCAAATTCAATAATGCCTTTGTTCTTCAGAAGTTGATAGGCATCGCTTCGTTCAAATAGTTTAGAGCAGATTGTAGAGTAAGGAGTCTCATAGACTTCCATCTTTTGTTTTGCAGTTCCAGGGAGGAAACCGATTCCCTTGGAAGATTGTGCGCTTCTGATGACTACAACTTTTTGCAGCTTTGTATTTTGATTCATCAACTCATCTAGAGCAAGATACAGGCTAATGAAAGTCTTGCCACTTCCTGGAACACCGTGGAGAAGAAGATTCTTTCCTGTTGAGTATTCTCGGAATGTCTTTCTTTGATTTTCTGTTTTTGGTTTGATAAGTTCTAGCTGTAGAGGATTTTGTTGATGAAGGTGTACAACGTTTGACTTACCTCGTTGCGCCTTTCGGGACATTTTTCTTTCTTTACGAGTTGGTCTGTATTCTTCGGTATCATCAAAAGCAATTTGAGACATAAGATTTTGCTCCATTTTTGGAACGGTTGAAGTTATCACATGTCCATAACAAAACGCTGTAGAAAATCCTTACATTGTGCTCGTGTTGATGCTGTGACGCTTTTGCGCCTTCTTGACAGCTTCTCGAGTCTTTGAAGCTTTGATACCCTTGTCTCCGTATTTTTCAGCCAGAGGCGATCCAGGATTCGCACGCGCAATCCGTCCGAGCATGTCATTCATGCCAGACTCGACCTTGACACGGTCGCCTGTTCCGCCTACGATGTTGATAGAATATACTGGATTGATGTGGGGATTATCGGCTAGAAATGCCTTCATGTCATCATATGACATGATATCGTCCCATTGTTCTTGAGTCTCAGTGTTGATGAATTGATATAAAGGCATTTGTCCTCCGTCACTATTTTATTTAGTTATAGACGGACTGAAGTCATACCTAATCCCACAGTCCGTCGTAATATTTACCGAAAAGTCTACGACCATTCGCGATACGATCGCTATGAGCTTTCTTTCCTTCTTTATCCTCCCAATACGCAGGCTTGGTAGGGTCTTTCTGATAATTGACTTCCATAGAGCTGTAGCCTTTGCCTGCAAGCTTGCCATCTGTGATGGGCACAAACTCAAAGTCAAGCTGCTCTATATTATGTACGAATTGATCTTCATTTCGATCATAGTTGGTGTGTTGCTCGAACGCCCAGATCATCTCGTCAAGAACATATTCCCAACGAGCATGGTGATTGTCATCAGTATCATATTCTTCTTCTTTGGGCGGCGCTGCAGTCGACTTTAGATGATCAGGAACATCTTCATCATCAACGATAGGCGAACCTTGCTTCTGCTTCTTAAGCTCAACAAGGACGGGATGAATGATAAGAGCAAGAGTGTGATCCGCAGACCATGCATCATAACGATCAACCTGAATCTTCATAGTACGTTCGCGGTTGGTGTACCAACGATTTAAGGGTCGAACTAGAGAGTTCAACCCTTCAAAGAGACCGAAGATGATCTTATCGTACCATGTGTAATTGGTTTCGTCTAGGTAATACATGTTCCCGGATCGCCAGGATTCGTACTTGCCTTCCCAGCGGCGAATAGGAATTAAATCTGAGCGATACGGTCCGATTGAAACCTTCATGGCATGAGCAATCCTGTCGTCTGCTTGATATACTGCTTCGCCACAGCTTCGTGAGTCTTGTTGACCGAAGCAACAGCATCCTGGGCAATATGAATCTTTGTGTCGGGATCGACCGTCAAGATCCAAGGGACCAACCCAAACCCCTGCTGCGCCATCATAACGCCATGGGGTTTGGATACGGTATATCCCTGAAAGTCGGTGATCTTAACCACCTTCGCAACAACCTCATCTCCCGAGACCATCTTGAAAGTTACGATATCGTTGTCTTTAATGTTCACTTCAAATCGTCCTTTAGTTTACTAAGAGCTTCATCACAACCAACGTCATAAGCTGCTTTGAGCCAATCTACAATTCTCAAACAGGCGAAGTAATATTCTTCTTGAGTTTTGGCTTTATAACAAGACTCTAAGTCTACGTTCAATCTTTCTACGCGAGTTCCGAACCCCTCATATTCATTTAGCCATTCATCAAACTTCATTGCCTCACCCACTCATATTCTGAGTTGCCAGTCTTGAAGCGAACATAGAGGTAGTCAGGATCTTCAGGATCGGTTCGCTCGTCCAAGATCTCGGTGATGTATGTGGTTTGCCAATAGTCCTGCCCAGAGTATGACCGAGCATAGCTACTACCTACACGCATGACAACACCAACACGAGGCACTGCATTATGCTCGGTTTCAATTGCGCCTGATATAGAATTCTTCCATAACGCCGTAGACATATTGCCTGAGTCGCCAGCTTCATCACGAGTTCTACGCAGAGAGTAAGACATATCAAACCACCTTCTTATAACGATTCACAGTTCCATCCGGTTCAGAGATCATCAGCTCATCTTTGTAGTTAGCAATCACGCGATATTCGTGATCAGCAACAACGCGACCAGCTTCTCGAAGCTTGCGCATCACAGCATTGGCTATACCATGATTGTTGCGATCTGTGTCTATGGCTTCCTGGACGGCTGCAGCGCAAGCCTTATAAAGCTCGTCGGAGATCTCCCAAGAGAGATCGGTATAAGAGCCAGGAGCGAGTCCGCCGACACGACGGAGATAAGCTTGCCCGCCATCTACCGAGATAGCGCCACACTTACAGGTAACAAAATCGTGACGATGCTTAGAAACAATAAAATCGTCGCACTTACAGCAGATTACAGCATTCTGAACAATCATTTCGATTTCCCATCAAAAGTTCTAAGCCAAGGTTGACCCGAACACCATTTCAATTCAAGCTCATCAGCGACTTCGCACCAATATTCCCTCGCCCAAACGCTCTTGGCGAAATAGGCGAGTTGCCGGCATTTATCGATTTTGTTGAGTTTTGCTGCCCAGTCGTTCATATTATCATACTAACCTATTTTTCAAAATAAGGCAAGGAGAATCAACTCCTAACTAGATCAAACAATTTACTAAATAGATGTGACTCGCGATATGTCCGTATCCAGTCACTCTAATTCTATCCAGGAGAATCAGCATGACTATTTATTACATGCCAAAATTCAGTTTATTGCTCGGTCTAGAAAATATTCCCGTCGAAATTGATCAATCAAGATGCACGCCTTGGGTCGATAAAATCGAACCTTGGAACAAAGGCAAACCCGGATTACAAACTGCTTGGAATAAAGGCATAACTATGCCGAAGCAGTCCGCTGAGACGAATCAAAAACGATCCGAAACGCTCAAAAAGCATTGGGCGGGTAAACCAGGTAACAGAAAAGGTTGTTCTCCTTGGAATGCAGGCACGAAAGGATTACAAGTCGCTTGGAATAAAGGTAAAACTTTCGACAAGGCTTGGAATACCGGTTACAAACAACCGACAGTTTCTTGCCCCCACTGCGGTAAAGAAGGCGGCGAAATTACAATGAAACAATGGCATTTTGATCGTTGTAAGTTTAACATCTAACGATGTAATCGGCGCAATGCGTGGCAGCGAATGCTTCAGGCTTGATCTTAGCGTCAATGCCTGTGCTGCCCTTCACGTAACCCAGAGCTTCCTTCACAGCTATGCTTGATTTGTGCCTGGGATCGGGATTGATATCTAGATGAATTTCTAGCTTTCTGTCACCGATAACATCAATGATTTCCGATGCCGCTTCGATGGCAAATCCAGTTTCTGTGATCATTCTCTGACGAAGATTACCGAAATCTCGCATATCAACCGAGTTGTGCCAAAGCTGGCAACCGTGCTTCGAATCCTTATGTAGGATGATCACAGTAGAATACTTTGCCCACCACTCCTTGTTCTTCTTATATCGAATGCTATCCGCACCGACGTAAACAGAAGAGGTTTCGCTTGACTCAATAATTGCTTTTCTTGCTTCATCAAACATAAATCACCTGATTAGAATTGGCGAAGGTGCACGGTACCCGGTACCGTGTTCTTCAGTTTTGGAGACTGACACATCACTTTAATGCTTCACCGACAAAATCTGGTCGGGAAGACAGGACTCGAACCTGCAACCCCCTGCTCCCAAAGCAGGTGCGCTACCACTTGCGCCACTTCCCGAAACTCTGGAGCCCAAGACAGGATTCGAACCTGCATCTTACTTCCAGTTACCTTTGGCTCCGTTCGTAGCGGAGAGGGATACTTGGGCGAAATTGGAGCGACCGATGGGATTCGAACCCACTCCATCAGCTTGGAAGGCTGAGTCCTCTCCCAGGAGAACGGTCGCGTAATTTACAATTATCAAAATGCCATCTTTTCATAATATTTATTCCGCCTTGTTTTTCGCAATGCGGGCAATCGATAAGTTCCGGAATTCGACCTTATAAACTTACTTAGTGGCGACTCGTACGGGACTTGAACCCGTGATCTCTCGCGTGACAGGCGAGTGTCTTGACCAACTCGACTAACGAGCCACGTATTCTTTGTCGAACCCCAGCTGAGCTTTAGATGCGCAGATACCTTGAACTTGAATTCCCTTCTCAAGAGCCGCAGCATAGTATGCCTGAACGGCAACTAGACACTCTTGACGAGATTGGAATGCTTCGGTGTAAAATGTAAAATCCTCTTGGGGCGGAGTGGTTGTCCACAAAGCCATAATCATAACCCATTGCATACAACTCACTCCTTAAACTGGTGCCGACGGTGAGACTCGAACTCACACTTAAAGCGGTTTTGAACCCCTCGCCTCTACCTGATTGGGCTACGGCGGCATATAATGGTGGGCGAGGTAGGACTCGAACCTACAGCGTTTCTTATGTCACGGATTTACAGTCCGCTGCCTTCAACCAATTCGGCACACTCACCCGTGGTGCCTCCAGACGGAATTGAACCGCCGACACCCTGATCTTCAATCAGGTGCTCTACCAACTGAGCTACAGAGGCATTGTTTTTAATTACTTGGAAACAGCAACTCGAAGAGCGCCTAGTCCGCAAGCACCAAGAATTGTGAATACGTACTCAGGAACAACAATACCAAGCACCTGAGCAACTGCAAGACCTGCAGCAACGAGTGCAACGATGTATGTCTTCTTACCTTCTAGAAAATTAGTCATGATCATTCTCCTATTAGTGTGATCATTCTATTTATGTCAACTGGTGCGAGTAGAGGGACTCGAACCCCCACGCCGAAGCAACAGATTCTAAGTCTGCCGTGGCTACCAATTACACCATACTCGCAAAAATAGTGACTCCCTGCAGTGTGCCTTGATTGCTTACGTCCGGACGCTGCAATCTTCCCAGATAAAGAACGACGTTGCAACATCATCTTTACCACTTCGTGGGTTCAGCCGAGGAAGTTCTATATTGGTGGAGATACGGAGGTTCGAACTCCGGACCTGAAGCTTGCAAAGCTACCGCTCTCCCAACTGAGCTATATCCCCATAATTCTGCCGTCTTACGGTGCACAACACCTGCGGAGTAAACTTGGTACCAGAGAGTTGGACTCGAACCAACGACCTTAAGGTTATGAGCCTTCTGCTCTGCCGCTGAGCTATCCTGGTATAAACTGGTGATGTGCCCTGGAGTTGCACCAGACTCGACAGCCCATTCGCTGCTCAGTCCTCCGACTGTTCCACATCGTAAACTTTGGTGCCCCCATGAGGACTCGAACCCCAGACCCCCTGCTTACAAGGCAGGTGCTCTACCAACTGAGCTATAAGGGCAAACTCTTTAGAAGAATCCAGTTTAGGTGTCGCGTTTTAACCAGTCGTTCACCCCAAACCAGGAGGGACAGGTACACTTTACCTGGATTCACCAAAAGAGTTTTAACATTTCAAAGAGCAAGCTATTTAGTAACTATACCGTATTTTTGAAATAACGTAAAGGAAAAAATTCAATTAATATTCGCGGATGGTTTGAACATCCTTGAGATGAGGCGAAACCTGCTTGGCAGAGTACGACTTACCGTTCATGTCAAAATGCCAACGACCGTTTTCTTGGCGGAGGTTGAAACGTTCCTTATCGCGGAACGGCGAAAGACCAGCGGTCCAAGGATAACCAGTTTCGATCTCGAAGGCACCACCGCTCATAGAAACAACTACCTGCATTTTTTATCTCCATTCCTTATTATTCATACTAACCCGTATGGGAAAATAAGGCAAGGATTAAATTGCGGTCAGTGG